TTAAGCAACTTTTTTAATTGCTTCTTTTTTTGCTTCTACCATTTTAAGAAGTTCACCGATTGGAAAATCATCCCTCAAAACAAAATTCCAAACTTGTTCACTATCAACTGATTTCGCTTCTGGTTTTGCTTCTGTTTCGGTGTATTTAACAACCATAATTTCCGCTTTACCAGATGCCGTCTTTTTAGTTGAAATTGCATACCCGTGATTGATTGTCCACGGAATATTTTCATTTTCAAAAGACTTTTTATTAGTAGCGTGTCGGATAGTATCTTGATACTTTTTAATTCTAGCGTTGTAGATTTCTTTGGCATCCTTTCCGACTTGCTTATCCTTCAAAGCGTATAGAGTTCGCATCCTTTTTAGAAAAGCTTTTCTACCCGCTTCGGTTGACATAACAACACGCGTTGAAGTTACAAGTTTTGTTTTTGTTTCTTTGGTTAACTTGATACCAGCGATTAAAGAGTCGATTAATTTATCATCATTAATCACTTTGATATCTGCATCCATTTTAGTAGTAGTAGTTGTTGTATTTTTCATTGGTTTTATCTCCATTATTAAACAAAATTTACTCTTTTAGAAACGCACAAAATCACCTCCATTAATATTCTAATGGTGGAGACTTCTGTACTAATTTTTAAAGAGCACCTCAAAAGAGAGGTTTATCGGTTTGACCCGTACTTCAAATAATACTCTCATTGCTGCCGAAGTCAAGAAGTAAATACAACGAAAGTTTTCGAAGTTCGAAAATCATTGCTAGATTAGAATTTATTGATTGATTGGTATTAATACAAAACCTATCTATGAGTGTCGCAATACAACGAAAGTTTTCGAAGTTCGAAAATCTGTGTTACCTCTCCCGCTCCCGTTCTAATACCCAGCCAAATTACTAGGGTATTATCTTTGGTATTTGCAGGGGGGGACACCCTTTTGCGGATTGGCGTGCGTGGGGGAAAACGACCTAGACACAAAATTTTTTATTTTTCATTTCTATATATCTCTGAAGTAATATTCGGGTACAATATTATTTTTTCATAGAAATTCTAGTGTATAATACTATGTTAGGTAAGGCAGTGATTAGACTACTGTAACAACAACAACTACTTCTAACAACAACTGATAAGAACATAGTTAACTACTTAGTTAACACACTGTGTGACTGGGCAAATATAATATTTTTTTTATTGTCAACCAAACTATGGTATAATATTACATTATGTCTAAATCAAAATTCAAAGATATCGACCCAGAAATCATAGACGAAGCTAAGTATCTTGGTGCAGCTGAGACTGGCAAAGTACCTTCTGATGTCACTATCGAAGTTAAAAGAGTAAAAGGTAGACCTACTGGTGGTTTGTCAAGAGAGAGTCAGGCAGCTGGTGGTAAGAAAGCACGAAGAACTACTCAGAAATATAATCCTACTGATGACGATTATAAGAAGGTAGAAGAGATGGTGTTAATAGGTCTTGACCAACATACTATTGCTAAGATAATGGGTGTATCTATTGCAACACTAATTAAATACTATAAAGCAACCCTAGAAACTGCTAGAGAACAACGTACTGCTAGAGTTGCAGGTGTAGCGTATGAGATGGCAGTTAGTGGCCAATCACCTAGTATGACAACTTTCTGGTTAAAGACCCAGGCTGGTTGGACACCGAAGCAACATATTGTACACGAAGATAAAGCATTTGATATTACTTGGGCAGAAGATGAGCAAGACTTTGCAGATGCTAATAAAAGGGACGAGGATAGCATACACTAATTATGCAACAGGAGGAGAAACGTAAGAGTATAGTAATACCCTATACTCCTAGAGAATTACAGGCACACCTGCATAATAATCTAGAAAGATTTAATGTAGTTGTTTGTCATAGACGATTTGGTAAAACTGTATTTGCAATCAACCATATGATTAAGTCAGCAGTTGAGGCAATACAACAAAATAAAAGAGCACCAAGGTTTGCATACCTTGCACCATTATTTAAACAGGCAAAGACTGTTGCCTGGGATGAACTTAAAAGATTATGTAAAGTTTTTCCCGATGTTAAGTTTAACGAAGCAGAACTTAGAGCTGACTTCTTAGGAGCAAGAATACAGTTATATGGAGCTGACAACCCTGATACTCTTAGAGGTATTTATTTGGATGGTGTTATTCTAGACGAATATGCACAGATGAATCCAAAGATGTATACGGAGGTTATACGTCCTGCGTTATCAGATAGAAAGGGGTGGGCAATATTTATTGGGACTCCTAAAGGTAAGAACGAATTTTATGATATTTATCATAGTGCAGCTGAGAAGAAAGGTTGGGCTAGATTTTTATTTAAAGCATCTGAGACGGGCATACTAGATGATGAAGAACTAGAGATGGCACGTCAGGATATGGCAGAAACAGAGTATGAACAAGAATATGAATGTTCTTGGTCTGCTGCCTTAAGAGGTGCTTACTATGCTAAAGAAATAGAATCAGCATACGAAGAAGAAAGAATAGGTAAAGTACCTTATGACCCATCTAAACAAGTAGAGACTTGGTGGGACTTAGGTGTATCAGATTCTACTTGTATATGGTTTGCTCAAAGAGTTGGCCAGGCAGTACATTTAATAGATTATTATGAAAATAGTGGGGAAGGGTTACCACACTATGTTGAAGTATTAAGACAGAAAGGTTATCAGTATGGGGCACACGTTGCACCACACGATATAGTAGTTAGAGAATTTACTAGCGGTAAGTCTAGACAAGATATAGCATTTAGTCTTGGTATAGAATTTCAGATAGCACCAAAGTTAAAAATAATGGATGGTATCAATGCTACTAGAACTTTCTTAAATAAATGTTGGTTTGACGAAATAAAAACCAAACAAGGACTAGAAGCACTGGTGCAATATCGCAGTCAGTATGATGATAAGAAAAGGATATGGTCGGAGAAACCTGTCCACGATTGGACATCACACGCAAGTGATGCTTTTAGATATGGGGTCGTTACTGAACCAGTATATACAGGGAACGATGGAATGTGGAGTAGAGATTTACCCGAACAAGATTATAGTTGGGTAGTATAGGAGGAGTTATGAGTTTAAATCCAATATGGTTAGCAAACCAAATTAAAGAAATGAAACAAGATATTGAAGATATTAAAGCAATATTAGTAGCGATATCTAAATCTGAAACAAAAGAAAAACAGGAAAAGAAATAGTTTATGGCTAAAATGACCAAAGCAGAATTAGCTCAACACCTAGAACAGGAGATATATTCTTCTTTAGGTTATAATGAGTCTAAACTAACTGACCAAAGAACAGATGCACTAGATAGATACTATGGTGCACCTTATGGTAATGAGGTAGAAGGTCGTTCACAAATTGTCACAAGAGATGTAGCAGATGTAATCGAATGGATTATGCCATCTCTAATGAAGATATTTACTAGCGGTGATAAAGTAGTACAGTTTGAACCACAAGGTCCAGAAGATGTACAAATGGCAAAGCACGCTACTGATTATGTAAACTATGTTATTATGAGACAGAACAAAGGTTTCTCTGTCATATATAATTGGTTTAAAGATGCACTACTACAAAAGAATGGTATTGTAAAACACTACTGGGATGATACTACTAAATCAACTAGAGAAGAATATAAGAATCTAACAGAAGAAGAATTTACTGCACTACTGCTAGATGATGAAATAGAAATTAAACAACACACTGCATCAGGTGGAATGACTGAAGTAGAAGATGAGATGGGTATGATAATGCAAAATGTCGAACCTGTCTTACACGATGTAGTAGTTGAAAGAACAAGAAAGGATGGCCAGGTTATTATTGAAAATGTGCCACCAGAAGAATTCCTTATTAACCAATATGCTAAAGATATTGAGTCAGCAAGGTTTGTAGCACACAGAGTAAAGAAAACTAAAAGTGAATTACTCGAAGCTGGTTACTCTAAAACTAAGATTGATAGAGCATTTGATGCTTTTGAAGCTGAGTGGAAAAGAGAAAGACTAGCAAGATTTGATTATGATTCTAACTCAGCGTATCCTAACGGAGACATTGATGAAGGTATCTGGATTGATGAGTGTTATGTACGTGTTGATTATGATAACGATGGTATAGATGAGTTAAGAAAGGTAACGAAGGTCGGGGATGAGATTTTAGACAATGAGGTAGTGGATAGTGTTCCCTTCTCCTCCCTTACTCCTATACCAATGCCTCATAAGTTCTACGGACTTA